GCTTTGCTTGCCTCTGCCGTGCTGTCACTGTAGCGTTTGCTTATCCATTCCATTTGGACAAATGCTTGGTGTTTACGCCTGTGTTCAAAGTTGAATTTAGGATTACGCTCCATGTTATTTCCTTATTCTAAAACGGCACATCATCATCAAGGTTATCATCGAACGTAGTATGCTGGTTCTGGCTGGCTTGTGCGCCATCATTGCTAGAACGCGCTTCTGAACGTGGGCCTGTATCAATGCTGCCTACGCGCACATTAAATTGCGGCTTGCCTTCGTATTCGTCGTGCGTCAGCTCACCAGAGATAAACACTTTGGTTCCCTTGGTAAGACCGCCAGCAAATGCTTCCGCTGCCTTGCCCCATAAGCTGCACCGATACCAAACGCTGCCAGCATCTTTGCCATAGCCATTCTTGACACCAACATTGAAGCTAAGAACCTTGCTGTCGCGGGTGTCGCGTAATTCAGCATCCTTGCCGATGTTTCCTGATATTGTGATATTCTGCATTGCTATTTCCTTTATAGCCCAAGGGCGGTCATGTATGTGTCAAGTATGGCTTGATATTCTGCGCGGTCGTGGTCTTTCATTGCGCGTAGGCGGATGACGGGGCGCATAATTTTGGTGTCATAACCCATCGCTTTTGCCTCATTGAATACGTCGCGAATGTCATCGCTGATGCCTTTTTTTTCTTCGTTCAAGCGTTCAATGCGCTCAATCAAAAGGCGTAGTTGGTCGCTGTTTGGTTCACTCATATTTTTCACTCCATTTCACGTTATTCTTTGCGCCGTATGCGTAGATAAACTCAATCAGGTCTGACATCTGCGGCTTGGTTAGCTTTGATGTCCTAAACCCTATTGGAAAGGGTTGGTTATCTAACCCCATTCCAAATTTTACTTCATGGCCTAGCGCCGACATAAAGATGCACTTCCACACCTCTGGTATATGCGCTCTGCCCTCTGGCTTTGCACGGCTTATGTCTGATAGCATAGCCCACATTTTTGCGTTCTGGTCATCACTGCGCTTGGCTGCACTGACCTTTACGACTGCATCCTGTGGAGCCTTGTCGATAAGCTGGTGGGCTAATCGCCTTTGATGCTCACCGCGAAGCCAAACTGTCTGCGTCATGCTGGTGGCCTTATTCCATTAAACGGAACAAGATGCTCCCCTTCTTCTATAGCATCTGCCGCATAGCGACATGATTGCTCGTGAAAATTATATTTGCCTTTAGTTGTGCCATAATGCTCCGCCCAGCCTTTCATATTTGCCTGACACTCTCGCAAATACGCTACAATAGCTGCACGCTCTTGTTCTGCGGCATTCATTACCTTGTCTCCTTTTGCTTTGCGGCAATCTCCGCTGCCTTTGGGCTGGCTTTGCAAAACGCTTCAATCAAGGCTTCAATGTCAATGCCTTTCCAAAATGTTTGCTCACCAACACTATGCTGTTGGATATGATGGGTTCGACATAATGGGACTACTCGCCAATCATCTGGCTTTTGTCCCATACCTGTCCCGCTGCCAAAACGAACATGGGCGCATTCAATAGGCATATCCTGACAGCCATCTATGCTGCAATGAAAACCCCTAATAAAGTTTAGGTGTCCTATTGAACGCCACCGCGCCGTGCGCTTTGGTTTTTTAGCAATTCGGTTAGGTAACATTAGACTTTCCAAATTCTGACATAACCATTCATCTGGCGGCTAGTATATTGAAAGTCTGGGTTATGCTTTGCGCGGTAACCACAGGCGGCGCTTGTCACTAAATTTTGGCATTGAATAAGTGTTGGGCTTCCCACATCATCGGGCCACACTGCAAAGCTATCACCAATTTTCATGTATTTAAATGGAAAGTCTGGCCTGTCTGTATGCCTTTTGGCAAGGCTTTTGTCACGGACAATAGGCACATCTGCTTCAATCTTAAACATTAGTCATTCCCCTATTTTTGACAACGCTTTTACGTCTTCATCAACTTCTGCTAAAAATGCGCGGACTTCATTTTCTAAAGTCTCAAGCATATCATTGTCACGCTGCACCCTTTGAACGTAAAGCATTAGATGCTCTGGCATTCGTGGGTCAAAGCTTACAAAATCGCACCACTGGCGGTCAGCACACGCCATTTGCCATTGCATCTGGAGTATATATTTGTGAGCAATTTGGTTTGTTTTGAGCACTTCTATGTGGGTGGTGGAATTAGGGCATTTAATCTCAATGCATCCATCATCATCCACAAGCCCGTCAGGGCTAGCGTGCGTGCCAATGATTGTCGGGTGCTTGTATAGCCCTACCTCAACAACATTACGCCCTGTCACAAAGCTGTAGGCTATTCTGGCTTCTTCTTCTTTGTCCACTCCCCACTGCATCGCTGCATTGCGGACAAACCCCTCCTCTTGCTGGCCTGTCAAACGCTCAATGGCAAGTTTTGTGCGAAGGTTGGCGCGTGATGCGCCCCATCCCGATTTAGTCTTAGCCAAGATGTCTACCAGTTGGGAAGCGCCAAGGCTTCCACAACGTGCTGCAAACCATTCGGGGCTGCGTTGGATAATAGCTGCGTCTGTCATGGCAGCTTCTTTTCTAATGCAGCCTTTACCGCATCAAAGCGGCTTTCCTGCAATTCATTAAGTGCGTTGATTTTGTAATGCTTGCAGAGCAATGCCATGTCAGTCTTTGTAATGTGGACTAAATCAACCAGAACCGCAAACTGTTCGTCGCTAATAAACTTGACCTGTGGCGCTGGTTCGCTCTTGCCCGTGGTAGCATCCAAAGCATCATGCTCGACAATGCAAAGTGCTGCCGTCCAAAGGTAGCGGGTGCTGTATGTCTCGCAAGCGCCAATGTTCTGAATTTCGTGGCAACCTTTAAGATTGGCTGAACCCATTGGGCTGTGAATAATAACCTGCGTGCTATCTTCTACATCGACAATGTGCATCGACGCCGTGGTTTCGGAAAAGCTAATAATGGCACACAATCCAACATCGTTAAAAATGCGAAGTGCGGGAATTACAAAGTCTGATAGCTCAAAATATTTGTAACCTGCAAACGTGTTGTGACCTGACTTTTTTAACGGCAATGCGTGGAAAGCAATCCGCGCCTCGTTAATCTTTTTATGAACTGGCATTTGGTATCTCCTTTTTTATTTGCCAAAGCCCTTGTAATCAATTCGCATAAGATTAAAAGCGTTTTTTATCACCAACCAAAAGAAAGTTTAATATGACCAATGTTCAGCAAACGATTGCCAACTTTTTCGACGTAGCAAAGAGCCATAAAATTAGGGCTTACCAGATAGCGAATGAGGCTGGCATTACTCGCGTCACGCTTTCCAACTGGAAAACTGACAGGTGCGAACCAACTTTGTCTGCATGGCTGTTGGCTAATGAGGCACTAAAGCGGTTGGTTGAACAAAAACTAAGCGCATGAAGCGATTTGGTAAATATCGCGCTGTTAAATCGCAATGCAATGCTGGTCACACCCATGACAGCAAACGGGAAGCTGTTCGCTGCAATGAATTGCACACACTGCAAGCGGCTGGCGCGATAAGTGAGTTAATCACACACCCGCAATATTGGTTTGTCATAAACGGCAAGCAGCTAAAGCACGCCAATGGTCGAAGGGTTGGCTACAAATCAGACTTTGAATATATTGATACCGCATCAGGTATCAAAGTGACGGAAGATGTGAAGGGCGTGATTGTGCGGGATTGGCCGCTGCGCCGTGCCGTATTTATTGCGCTATTTCCTGACCATCAGTTGCGCGAAACAAAGTGATTGCTAAATCCTGTTTACATTGCCATAAGGCGGATGAATAAAAAAAGGGTGGCCGAAACCACCCCAGTTTGTTGGTAAGGAGAATACCAAAATGATTTTTACGTTAGAACGTGATATAACGCAAGACACCATGATATGAGCAGACACAGCTTTGACCCAGTGATTGCCAAGCAGGTGGGCGTTAATGCCGCCGTTATCTACCAAAACATTTTATGGTGGGCTGAAAAGAATGCTGCCAACGGCAAGCATGGTCATGATGGCCTTTGGTGGACTTATAATAGCATAACCGCTTTTGAAGAACTTTTCCCCTACATGACAGCCAAGCAGATACGCACCGCATTAACCAAGTTGGAAGATGATGGGCTGGTGGCTGTTGGCTGTTATAACAAGTCCCAATATGACCGAACAAAGTGGTATTCTCCCATTTGCCCTGTAGGGCAAATGGACTTGCCCATAGAGGCAAATGGATTTGACCAGAAGGGCAGACCTATACCAGTTATAAACACAGATAATAAACCAGTTGTTAATATAGAGGCGTTTCCCGATTGGCTTCCAATGGATGCTTGGCAGGGATGGGTCGATATGCGGAAGCAACGCAAGCGCCCATTGACAGACAGGGCTACCAGTAGGGCAATCAACAAACTGGATGCTATAAGGGCCAAGGGCCATGACATTGCAGAACTGCTAGACCGTTCGACGATAAACGGCTGGCTGGATATTTACGAACCGAAAGGAACGAACAATGCAGGAAATAGTGCAAGCATCGCAGAGCCAACCAACCCAATGGTTAGAGCCGTCATTGCCAGCCAAGCTAGACGAATTGTTGTTGAGCGGCGACCTACCGACGATTGGGCCTAAGTCGGCAGAGATATTGCAGCAATACATAAATGCTGCCAAGCCACCAATGCCAGAGCGTGAGCAGGTTGAGGTAATGATTGCCAAGCTATCGCTTGCCACCGCAAACCAGAAGCGCAGCGTTGATGAAGAAGCAGAGCGTTTGGAACTCTACTGGCTCACCCTTCGCATTTACCCGCTTGTTGATTTGCGGAGTGCGTTTCTTAAATTGCTACGCACCTGTAAGTTTATGCCAACGCCAGCCGAAATTGACACCGTGGTGCAAGAAGAAGGTTATGAGCGCAGACGCAGGGTAAATCGCGCCAAGCATCTTTTAATGATACACTACCGCGAATACACGCCGCCAAAGGAATATGTGACGGCAAAGGAATTAGAAGATTTAAGGAAGAACCTGCAAATTGGTCAAGGATAGCCCCAGCGCAGCCACAAGGCTTTTGTGCGACCTGATGCGCTATCACGCAGGGCGGCTGACAATGGATGACATACGCAAGCATTGGGCCAAGGGCCAGTATGCAGGAGCGCCAGAGGCATGGGCGCTAGAAGCCATAGCGCACGCAAGGCGGCAGAAATAAAAATGGCCCCACCAGTTAAGGCAGGGCCATGTTTTTTATATCGTTACTTTTCGTTTATTTATTTTGGCTTCTGCTTTTTCGTAAAGCTTATCGGCTTGATATATGGCGTTGTCTGCGGCTGCATAATAACGCATACTTCGGCTATGTCCTATTGAGGCTGCGGCTCCAGCCCGATAAGCATCGGCTGCTAAATACAAAAGTTGCGCCGCATTAATTATACCGTAGCTATGGTCGTATTCGCTTTGCTCAATTTTTTCCAAATATGCATCAGCGGACTTAGCTAACAAGTCACCAACTTCTTCACCACAGCTAGGCGTAATGCTGTCAACTGTTTTAAGCGTAAAGTATCGCATTGGTATTTTCCTATTCAATTTTCAAAGAGCGAGGCGTGGCCCCATCAACAGCATTTTGCCGCTGACAAAAGCCTTATACCAAAGCGCAAACATAATGTCAAGAGGTTTTTTCATATCAAATAAAAATGCATAATAATGAAAAAAGGTGTTGACAGGATAATCAGTCGCTTATATAAGGGGTCATCAACAAGGGGCAGCGCCCCGCCACATAAGGAAAAGAAAATGGAATATCAGGTTGGACAAAAAGTTTGGGTTCGCAATAGCTGGCAGGATGCCGATTGCTGGACATCTGGCGTTGTCACCAAAATCACAGCCAAAAGAATTAAAGTTGACAATGATATTCGCGGCGAAGGTTTTTATAGCCCACAAAATGTAAAAAAACCTAGCTAAATCAAGGGGTTTAATCCTGGGATTACCCCCATTTAGAGGCCAAGCCTCGCCAATACGGAGAAGTAAAATGATTATATTTGCTGGAGACTATGTTAAAACAAAAGCGGACGGCGCTTGGCACTTAGTCCAAGAGACTGATGGCAATATGCTTTTGCGGCTAGACAATGGTTTTCTTACCTATGCTAGTGAAACCTACCTTCATGATTGTTTGTCCGCTGATGAATATGCGGCAGCTCTGGGAGTAAAGGCATGAACAAGAACCTCACATATTTAGCGCAAGCGGCTATAGACGCACTTAACTCTTACACTGAAGAACATAAGCGCCAAAAAGAAGAATGGGTAGCATCGCGCTACGCTATGTCTTTTAAGCAAACTGCATTCGGCATTAGCGATGAGCAAGAGATTGAATTGCTAACCGCCATTGTTGATTATGACGATGACCCCGCTGGCACATTGCAAGAACTGATATGGCAATCAGAGTGCGACCACAGCGACGATGAAGCAGACTACAGATATGAACAGATGCGTAGCGATAAATTTATGGAAAACTTATGACCCCAAGAGAAAAGAATTTAGCAGACATTAACGCAATCGCACAAGAGCATGGCTACACAGTTGAAGATATTTTAGGCTATTCTAAGCCAAAGAAACTAGTCAAAGTGAGGCGTCTATGTGTTGTCATGCTGCGTCAGAAAGGCTATTCAACGCTAGCAATAGGCCGAATTATGCACAGAGACCATAGTAGCATCTGCAACAGTCTTAACAAAAGTAAGGTAGAGGCATGACACCTGCAAAGCTAAAGCTTGCCCGTCATCGCATGGGTTACAGCGTAAACGAAATGGCGGATGCGCTGCGCCTGTCACCAGCAAACGGCGGCACGACCATTCGCAAGATGGAAGCTGGCAAGGTAAACATAACTGGGCCTATAAGCGTTGCAGTTGATGCTATGCTGAAGGGCTACAACCCGTTTGAGGATGATTATGACGAAGACGAATAGCTATCAGGTAGGCGGAAACCACTACGCATTTAAAACTGTGCAGCCTTGGGACGCAATGGAAGCATGGATGGGCGACGAAGCATTCGCTGGCTATTTGCACGGTAATTGTATAAAATACTTAGCAAGGTTTATGGACAAAAACGGCATTGAAGACCTAATGAAGTGCCAACATTACCTCGTAAAGCTTATTGAGATAGAGAGCGGTAAGAAAGCTATGGCTGAAAATATGCTACAATTCCAAGCTGGCCGCGAAGCTGCAATGTGCGGACTGACACGGGACACAAGGCGCAGCAAAGATTGGCTAGAAGGCTATGACCAAGTAAAGGCAGAAACTGATGGCTGAGCTATCTGTTGACAATATTAGCATAATCGAAATTTGGCATGGGCAAATTGTGTTACTAAGCAAGGACAGAGTTGCTAACATTCTTTATACACCTAAAGAAGCTGATATGGTTCTCAAGCATCTTTTGCCGTATGGCGATAAAATGGATACATACACCAAGGCTCTTTTTTGTGCGATAGAGAAAGGCGTCGAAATGCTAGATGGCTATCACAAAGCAAGGGCAGAAACTGATGGGTAAGCTAACGGCAAAGCAGGAAGCATTCGCACAATGCATTGCAAGCGGCGATGACCAAGCAACTGCCTATCGCACAGCCTACAATGCTGCGACCATGAAGGATGCAAGCGTTTACATTCAAGCGTCAAGGCTAATCAAAGACCCTAAGATTACCCTAAGAGTGGATGAGTTAAGGGATGAAGTAGCTCGACAGCATCTATGGACACGCGAAATGTCGGTGCTGGGGCTAATCCAAGCGTTTGAGGTAGCTAATGCAGAGAAATCAGCATCAGGCATGACAGGGGCTGTAAAAGAGCTAAACATTATGCACGGCTTCAACCAGCCTACCAAGGTTTCTGTCGATTTGCAGTTTAAGCCTATAACGGATGAAGATTGGCTTTGAACTTTACAGAAAGCCAGAAAGCGTTTGTATTTAGCCAAGAGCCATTCCCTGCTTTTGTTGGCGGCTTTGGCTCTGGCAAGACGGCTGCGGGTATTGCACGCATCATGCGGCTAAAGCGTTACTGCCCTTATCAAGACGTTGCGTATTACCTGCCTACCTATCCGCTGATTGAGGATATTGCTTTTCAACGCTTCCCCGCTTTATTTGAAAAGAACGGCATCCCATTCAAGTTAAATCAACAAAAGGCGGTGATGGAAACGGAATTGGGCCGCATCATCTTTCGCAACATGGAACAACCTGACCGCATAGTCGGTTATGAGGTGGCACATAGCGTAGTTGATGAGCTTGACACCCTGCCCATCGACAAGGCCCGTGCTGTCTGGAACAAGATTATTGCGCGTAACCGCCAGAAAGCTTTTACGGTATCTGGCAAGCCCGTCCGCAACACTGTGGGCGTAGCGACAACGCCAGAGGGCTTCCGCTTCGTTTATGACCGCTGGGTAAAAAACAAGGCTGAAGGCTATGCGCTCTATCGCGCCAAGACTGCCGACAACGCTGCCAACCTGCCAGAAGATTATATTAAGAACCTACAGAACAGCTATTCGTCCAGCCTGTTAGCCGCATATTTGGATGGTGAGTTTGTAAACCTTACGGCTGGCAGCGTTTACCCAGAGTTTGACCGCAAGCTAAATTATACCCTTGAAAGCATATTACCAAGGGAGCCTTTGCACATTGGGCTAGACTTCAACGTGAACAACATGAGCGCCATTGTCTGCGTTATCCGCAACAACAATCCGCTGGCGCTTGATGAGCTAACAGGCGTCAGAGACACGCCAACAATGATTAGGGCGCTGCTAGAGCGTTACCAAGGGCATCCGATAACAGTTTACCCAGATGCGTCAGGCGGGGCCACCAAGAGCGTCAACGCCAGCCTGTCGGACATAACCTTGCTGCGTTCTGCTAACTTTACTGTGCTTGCTCCCAGCAAGAACCCAGCCGTCAAGGACAGGGTGATGGCCGTCAATCAGATTATACACAACCAAGGCGTGCGTAGATTGCTGGTAAACCCAGACAAATGCCCTAATTTAATTGAGGGCTTAGAACGCCAAGCTTACAATAAATCAGGCGAACCAGATAAAACAGCGGGGCTAGACCATTTAAACGATGCCATTGGCTACCTTATTGCGTATAAGTATGGTATTGGTCGGGGAACAGTTTCTTTCGCACAAATCGCAGGGGTTTAGATGAGCGTCGATACCACCCATAAAGAATATGACGCGAACCGCTACAAATGGCAGCGTTGTCGTGATGTTATTCAAGGCAGAGATGCCCTAATTCAGCAAGTTAAATACGGCGCAAAGGTGCAGTATGGGGCCAAGTATACAGGGAGCTTTTATAATCCTGACTATACTGGCAACGACTACCTGCCCCGCTTAATTAACCAAACTGACCCTGACTACATTGCGTATCAGGAAAGGGCTGGCTTCTTCAATGCCACAGGACGCACGCTGGATGCGTTCACAGGCATGATATTTGCCAAAGACCCAACATGGACGTTACCAACTGCCATAGAGCCGTTTGCTGATGACATAACGCTGTCAGGGACAAACCTACGGGAGTTTTCAGAGCAAGTTGTTGAGCAACAGATTGCCGTGGGTCGCGTGGGCATAATGGTTGACTATCCGTCAAACACGCCAACCAATTTGACTGTCGCGGTAGCTGAAGCATTAAACGTGCGTCCATTCTTGCGCTGGTATTCTGCCGAAAGCATTATTAACTGGCGCACGAACTACATCAACGGCGCTGAAACGCTGACTATGGTTGTGCTGCGTGAGGTAGTTGAGGTCGTAAAAGATGAGTTTGTCACGGAAGATGTAACGCAGTATCGCGTGCTTGACCTGACAGAACAAGGCTATCGTGTCCGCATCATCAGCGATGACAACGAACTGGTCAGCGAAACCTTTCCGCTGCAACAGGGCCAGCCAATGCGGTATATCCCGTTTATGGTGCTAGGCGCTAACAGTGTTGCAACCACAGTGACCAAGCCACCTATGCTTGACCTTGTGGACACTAACCTTGCCCACTACCGCAACAGCGCAGACTATGAGCATGGCTTGCACTTTACTGGATTGCCGACACCTTACGTTGCTGGCGTGCAGTTGCAGGAAGGCCAAACGCTTTCCATTGGCTCAATGAGCGCATGGGTATTCCCTGACCCTTCAGCAAAAGCAGAGTTTTTGGAGTTTAAGGGCGATGGCCTAAAGACGCTGCAACAGGCGTTGAAAGACAAAGAGCAGCGCATGGCTGTGCTTGGCGCACGAATGCTAGCAGATGACAAGCGCACGGCAGAAGCCTTTGGCACGATAGAGCTTCGCACGGCTGGTGAACGGTCAGTGCTGGCTTCCATTAGCCGTTCTGCATCAGATGCCATACAGCGTTCGCTTAACTGGATGGCTGAATGGGTTGGCGCACCACAGGACGCAGAGTTTAACCTCAACACAGACTTTGGCGCTGCACGCATGGCTCCACAGATGGTAAGCGCATTGATGGGTGCATACCAAGGCGATGCAATGCCGCTGTCGGTTTTATTCGACAACTTCCAGCGCGGTGAGCTTGTAAATCCACAAATGGAGTTTGAAGAATACGAAGCTATGCTGGCTGACGCTGGCCCATCTTTTACACAAGATGTTGTGGATGAACCAGAGGATGACAACAGCGACGATGAGGCAGAACAAACCTTAATGGCTAACATCCGTCAGAGGCTTGGCCTCTAAATGGCAATCAGCGAGGAAATTGTCACCTCGCTAGTCGAGGCTGTTGCCGCGCTTAATCTGCGCGTCAATGATGCAGCTTCACGCCCAATGATACAAGGGCCGCAAGGTGAGGCTGGCCCACAAGGGGAGAGGGGCGACGATGCACCACCTGTCAGTGACCAGCAAATCAAGGACGCTGCTGAAAATTGGCTACGGGATAACATTACCCAGCCAGCAAACGGCATTGATGGTGCAGACGGAAAAGAAGGCGCACAGGGAAGGCCACCTAGCGATGAAGAAATACAAGCTGCCGTCGATATATGGTTTGACCTTAACCGTGAGACATTGCGTGGCCGTGACGGGCGAAATGGTGTTGACGGTGTTGATGGTGTTGCTGGGCGCGATGGGAATAATGGCCGCGATGGTCGCAATGGTTCCGCTGGCGCTGATGGCATTGGCATTGCTCTTGTGGAACAACGCGACGATAAATCTTTTTGGGTTACGCTCACTGACGGGCAAGAAACACAAATAGAGCTACCCGTTGCCAAGCCAAGCGGCTTTTTTGGTGGTGGCGGAAGCGGCGGCGGCGGTGGCGCAACTACATTATCAGAATTGCAAGATGTCGCAATTTCAGGCATTAACGATTTAGATATTTTGCAATATGATGCGGACGCATTAATTTGGCGAAACAGTGCTGGTATTTTAGACGGCGGCACGTTTAATTAAAGGGAAGTAAGATGGCACGCATTCAAATTAAACGTGGTCTAAAGGCCAACCTACCGACTACGGGAATGCTTGCTGGTGAGCAGCATTTTACTACAGACAGGGCCACCCTTCATGTCGCCATTGACGCAACGACCTCACGGTCTATTGTGCCAGCCGTGGATGACCTTGGCGCTATCGGCGCTGTTGACGGTGCAGCCGATTTGCTAATGATACATGACGCAAGTGGCACAGGCGTTAAAGAAAAGAAGATTACTATTGCCGACTTTAAGACGGCGCTAAACATTCCTAACGGCGATACTGACGAAAAGGTCGCTGTTGTCGCTGGCGGCACATCTGGCTACCTATGGGGAACAGACGGCACGAACGGCGTTCTTCGCATGAATGCATCAATGGAAATGACTAAGGATGCCAGCAACAACTTTATCACACTAGCTGTAGGGACTGTTGACCTAGGCACGTTCTAAACAATACCACCCAGCTATATAGCGACAAAGGGAAGCCACATGGCATTATTGAAGTTTAAGCGCAGCGCCGTTCCTGCAAAGATACCAAGCATTGCAGACCTTGCATTGGGTGAATTGGCTATCAATACCTATGATGGTAAGGTTTACACCAAAAAGGATGATGGCACAGAAAGCATTGTTGAGGTAGGCGGCACTGCGTCTACTACAAACACCATTCTTTTGCCTGTCCGCAACAACACGGGCGCAACGCTTACTAAAGGCACGGCTGTTTACATCAATGGCGCACTTGGGCAAAATCCAACTGTAACTAAGGCCATTGCCACAAGTGACGCAACATCAGCGCAGACACTTGGCTTGGTATCTGCGGACTTGCCAAACAACACGGTTGGCAATGTTACGCTTATTGGCTCGTTAGACGATGTAAATACATCTGCCTACACTGATGGGCAGCAACTGTATTTAAGCCCAACCACAGCGGGAACATTAACGGCAACCAAGCCTTATGCGCCCAACCACCTTGTTTACATAGCTGTAGTAGAACACGCTCACCCGACACATGGCAAGCTATTTGTTAAAGTGCAAAACGGCTATGAGATGGATGAGTTGCACGATGTATCGGCGCAATCACCAGCGAACAACGATGGCCTGTTTTACAACACAACGTCTGGCCTGTGGGAAAAGAAGTCGATTGCAACGGCGCTTGGCTACACCCCTGCCAGCACATCTGGCCCAACTTTTAGCAATGGCATAACCGTCAATAACGGCGGCAATCAGGTTCAAATTGCTTATGATGGCAACCTTGAAATTGTCCGCGCTGATGGCAATGGTTATATTGATTTTAAGAATACCATTGGCGAAGATTTTGACAGCCGCATTCAACAAATAGGTTCTGGCTTTGCAATGTCTGGAACAGTTTCGGCTGGCGATGAGTTTCGCGCACCGATTTTCCGCGATACACCTAATACTGCATATTATCTCGACCCAGCTTCTACATCCAATTTAAGTGGCATTACCCTTGATGGCACATTGACAGGTGTAACAGGGCGTTTTGCCAAAAACCAAACCGCTGGAAATTACACAACGGCTGCGCTGTGGACTGAAAGCTACGGAAGCACAGCTACTGGCATTGCGTTTCACATCAGCGGGAATGTCGGTAAATTCCTTGAAATGCGGACTGACCAAATTCTTTATTGGCCAGGAATTTTAAACTCTGACGGCGAACTTCGTGCGCCAATTTTCCGCGATATGGACAATGGTGCATATTATGTAGACCCCGCTGGCACATCAAACCTCAACAACCTTACGCTTAACACTGGCCCTGTATATCGCAGCGATTGGACAACGCGCTTTCAATCGGGCAGCGACTTCGTTGACGGCACATTGGTTACAACTGACATTCCAGCAACAGGCTTTGCGGGTGAAAGTTTTATCATTGAAATTACTGGCAAAAGTTACAGCGCCAGCAACCTTCCATTTAAGATTGTGGCGCAGGGCTACCTCTACAACGACACAATCATTAACTACACAGGCATTTCATACGGTGGCGACTTTGCGACCTACATAAAAGTCTTTGAACAAGGCGGTGTGCTGAAATTCTGGTGGCCGCGCATAAGCTACTGGAATTCATTTAACGTCAACGTAATGGCGATGGATGGCCCAACGAACAACACGATTACACGCAATCGTGTGACGGCTATCGGTAACAGCACGGAACCAACGGGAACTAAAAAGCAGCAAATTACCCTTTCACGTTTCATGCGTGGCGATGTGTCTGCAACCAACAGCGTCGATGTTCGCGCACCTATCTTTTACGATAGTCCAAACAGTGCATATCATGTAGACCCCGCTGGCACATCAAACCTCAATCAAGTAAACTTGGGTGACGGCACAAAGTTTATCCGTGGCGGTGGTGCGGGGCAAACAATCCTTGGTGTCGGAGGCGTCAATGAAGCGTATCTGCAAGTTGGCGGTAGCTACTACTCTATCTGGAACGCGGGTAACTTTAACCCAGCAAGCTACCTTCCGCTGTCTGGCGGCACGATTAGCGGCGTTTTGTCCATTCAATCGAGCAATGACGCGCAGTTATATCTTAACGGCAACGGCACTTCATGGGCTGGCATTCAATGGAATGATGTCAGCGGCGGCGACAATATGTGGTATAACGGCTCCACATCTACGTTTGCCATTGGCGGCGGTGGGTCGTTTGTTGCAAATAAAAAACTGCACATTAACGGTGGAACGACCATAGGTAGCAACCTTGCTTTGACGGCTGTAGCTACAAACGGGCTGTTAGTAGAAACACAAATTTCCGCGCCTATCTTTTACGACAGCCCCGACACATCTTGGTTTCTCGACCCATCAAGCACATCGGTGCTTAATGTTGTTCGCGCAAATGCAATACAACACGTTAATGGCACTTCTGCAATTACGCTGACTGACGGTTCATATTTATATTTCAAGTCACCAGATAACGGCGTTAGACTTTATCTGGGCGGCGCAGACCCAGCAAACTATTACGACAACGACACGCATTATTTTCGTAACCGCGCAAGCACAATTCGCGCTGAACTTACTAATGCTGATGGCTTCAAAGTTGGGCCTAACTCATCTGGTCAATATACGCGCCTTGGCGGTAACGGCGGCGCTGCCGATATGTGCACCGTTTCTGCGTCAAATGGCAATTTTCATATTGATGCCAAAACTGGAAATAATCTTTACCTCTCTTGGTATAATGTCGCCACCACTTATGTCGGCGGTGAAATTGCTGCAACCGTATTTCGTGACCGCGATAACAGTGAATATTACCTAGACCCAACTAGCACAGGGCTTGCGCTTAAAGTTAATGGCAACATGGAGTGCTACGCCAGAAGCGCAGCATGGTCAGAAGGTTATCGCGTCAGGGTTCCTTCAAGGTCAACTTGGGGTGGCATCCGTTTTACCCGTGATGACGCCAACTCTAACGGTAACTGGGCAATAGGTTTCACTGGCATTGACAGCACTGATGACCTTACCTTTTGGGGCAACTTAAACGGCACTGAAGGTATGCGTGCTAGGCTTACTCATGGCGGCAACTTTTCAATAACTAACGCTATGGTGTCCTACTCTTACCAAGGCAACGGTAACGTAGGAGGCACTGGCTCTGCATCGTGGCATCCAAGCGGTATCTATTCGGCTGGTTATAACTGGCTGTATGGTGGTATCAGCGCGGGTGGCGGGGACATCACTGGCGTCAATGCTGTGTATGCTGGTGCATATTACGACAGCCCCAACACTGCATATTACGTTGACCCCGCTAGCGAAAGCAATCTCAACATCACCCGCACTTACATTGGTGCAAGGGACGTAAACGCTAACTGGGCCACAGGTTTTCAAAATACCCCTCCATATACTAAGGCTTACCACGGCGACATTTCTACTGGTGGCCCCGCTGGAACATGGTGGTTCTACGAAAGTATGCGCCACTCAAACGCAAGCAACTATTGGGGGACACAGATTGCTTGGGGTTGGGAAGACAACTCAAACAGGTTGATGCAGCGCAATGTAAGCGGAAACTCATTCAGCGCATGGGTTGAGTATCTAAGCACTGGTGGCCGCACATATTCTGGTGGCTTAGAAATGACTGGGATTATTCAATCCTCTGCTGACCTAAGAGCGCCTATATTCTATGACCGTAATGACACATCAACTTATATAGACCCCAATGGGGCAAGCTGGATAAAGGGCGGCATCCAAATCTCGCGGGTATCTCCCGCTGGTGACAACGATTGTTTTGGCGGTCTAGAACTGCGCGAAGTTAGTTTGGTAGCTAACACGCAAACGGCGGCAACATATTCCCCAAGGGTAAACTTCCATTGGGGTGCGATAGCCGCTGCTACCATCTTTATGAACTCTAGCGGTAACTTTGTTTTTGGTGGTCAAGGTGACATCACCAACAATCGCCGCTCTATCTTTTGCAATGAACTTTACGCAACGGGCAACGTCACTGCATATTATTCGGATGACCGCCTAAAGACACGTATTGGCAACATTGAAAACGCGCTGGATATTGTGTCATCGCTTAACGGCTTTCGTTACGTTGATAACGAACTTGCTAAGACATTTGGTTACACAAATGAAAACGGACAGATTGGTGTATCGGCGCAGGAAGTGCAAAAGCATCTGCCAGAGATTGTCCGACCAGCGGCTTTTGATGTTGACCATGATAACCCCGACCAAGGCTCAAAAACAGGCGAAAACTATTTGACTGTAGATTATTCGCGGCTTGTCCCGTTGCTTATTGAGGCTATAAAAGAATTGCGTGATGAAGTAGAGGCACTTAAGAAATAGGAGTTAATTGAATGGCACTGACTTATGTATATGCGGTAACATCGCTTAAAAAGACCACAGACGGCAGCATTGAAAATGTTGTGGTTCAAACAAACTGGACTTGCACTGGCACTGACGAAGATGGCGACAGCGGCGTATTTAACGGCGCAACACCATTTCCGTTAAGTAGCGTTGACCCTGACAATTTCATTCCTTATGAGGAATTGACTGAAGCGGACATTATTGGGTGGATTGAAGCAGTGGTGGTTGGTTCTTACAAAGAACACATTGACGCACAGATTATGAAGCAAATTGCGTTAATCAAAGACCCTGTTGTGGAAGTGCCAAGCAATGAACTGCCTTGGTCACCACCTCTTGAAGAACCAAAGGACGCATTAAATGAAGAACCCACAGCTTGATAACTTGGTAGACGCAGGTGAGCAGCCACAAGAACCAACATTGACGTTGAACGTAAATATCAACGAAATCAATGTTATCTTGGCTGCTCTAGCTGAATTGCCGCATCGCGTATCTGACCCCATTATGCGTAAGCTAATGGAACAGGCACAAGGGCAATTACCAAAGCCTAATTGATGAATGTATCAGACCAACTTCTTGACCTGCTAACGATACGGCAACTGCTATTAGAGCGGATTATTGCTGGCGAAAATGTTGCCATGAACAAGCAACTGGATAGTGTCGCACAAGACATTCTCAAAGCGTTAAAGGGCAAGGAGTTGTCTGAATACCAAGGCAAGCGCCTTGACAAAGCAATCACAGAGCTTGTCAGCTTGGTAAAGGTGAACCCGCCTGACCTTGCTGGCATTGCCGCATCTGAAGCCTCGTTTATCAATGGCGCATTTGCTAGCGTAGGCATTGACACAGTTATTCCC